CAATACCCTTTGCATTTAAATCTTCCTGTAAATTAACACGAGATACATCCTCTCTATTTTGTTCCAATATTGCTTCTACTGCACTATCACTACTTAAATCTGCAGGAAATTCTACTCTAACTGCATTTGACCAAGAACTAATAAGAGGATTACCAGGCCATCCAGCTTCTGAAACGGATTGAACTTGCATTTCAACAATTTCACCCTTTCTTATCGAAATATCAACTTGATTAATATTTACATCCTCTGCATTTTCATTATTTATAGTTTTCCATTCATATTGACCAGTAATACTATTTTTTACTCTAGGTCTTATTACACTTTCTATAATTTCCCAATTTGAAAATGCTCCTTGTGTTTCTCCAACACCATCAGCGAATGAAAATTGATCTACAGGATTTGCTGCTCCATCAGGTGACAAATATCTGTATCTAATAATAAACTTTACAATATCTTGTACACCAGTAGCTGGTATGGATTTTTCTTGAGGCATTGGAAAAAATCCACGCACTCTATATTTAGGTAAAATACTAGATACTGAATTATCTGATCCTTTCGCTGCAATTTCCTTAACAACTGATGCATAAAGTTCTGCTTGGGTTGATCTATCAGTAATGAGACCCTGTAATTCGTTTTTGTCTGCATCTCGTTCTACTTCTGTTGCATAATTAGTAGTTTGTATACGAGTACGTTTTTGTGCAATCGCCGTATCTAATTCTTTTAACCTGGCTTCAAGACTATTCTTTTGATTATTAAGGTCTTGCAATTGTACGATAGCATCACTAGAAGTAACTTGCTGATTGATTATTTTCACTTGAAAATCATCAGAAACTAATGTTGGTGAGTTAGGTGTAACGCCTTCTTTAGATGTAGGTAATTTATCTTGTGCAAATGATAAAAGAAAACGACCAAAATCAACAGCTTGATCCTGATAAAAATTAGCAAGAGTTTGTTCACTCCCAAATTGATCAACTGTAGTTAAATCATTTGTATAAAATGCAACACCAGGTGACCAATTTATAGCAGGCATTTTTGAATCCGGATCTATCGGTTTAATAAATACCATGCAATATTCACTAAATCCAACAGTTGCTTCTATATTAACTTCATCTGTTAAACTGCTACCGATTTTTAATACATCTGCACCAATACCAATTGCCTTTATACCTTCAACTAACCCAAGTATAACAGAATTTGTACTACTATCAACTTGAATAACTCTATATCTAGTATCTACAGGATTAGAAACTACTTCTAGACTGTCTCCAACTTTAAGTTGAATAGTATCTGAAAATCCAGCTTCTGTATCGCTATAAGATAATTTATTAAGTTTATACTGCTTCTTTTGTGTTGTTTGAGTTACGCCATTAACAGTTTCTGTAAATTCAATTTCACTAATTCTAGTAACACTAAAATTACCGCTGAATCTTTTTTCTCTTGGCAGTAAATCTGTTACTGCCTCATCTAAAACATATGAAATATTACGTTCAACAAGATCTTGTAAAAATTGTTCATAGTCTACATCACTCCTACCACTATAAGTATTATTAAAGAAATTTACTTTACTTTGACTATTTAAATCAAGAATGTAACGCTTAATAATAGAACGTTCTGTATCAATCGGAACTTGTCCTGTAACATCAAATGTAACATAAAGCAACGGATTAATAAGACTTTCAAAAAACCAATTACTTTTAAATCCAAATTGATTTACTGAATTAAGTTCTGTTAAATCCTGAGCTTCGGCCGGTAACTTAGATAAAACCAATCTTCTAAATGTACCATCACTAAGTCTAATTGAACTACCAGCACCACTAACATTTGTAATAACGTCAATATCACTTTGTAAAGTATCAATTTGATTCTTAAGAAATCCAAAACTAGGGATAGTTACTTTAGAAATAGTACCATCGCTATTTTGTAAGTCTACTGTTACTGAGTCACGATTAGACGTAATTGCCTGATTTACTTTTTCGAAACTTTCCAATGAATTGTTGAAAAGTCGTAGTAATTCAGGTAAAATAGTTGATATTGAATTTTGTTCAGCCATGTGCTATATTTAATCTATGGTATCTACTTAATTACCATGGTTTATATATCACACCTATTTAATCACATCATACACAAAGCTTAATATACCTTGTTCAGTACAAATTAATTCAATAATTGGATTAGCTGATAATTCGCTATTGCTAATAACCGCAGCTTGTAAACCATAGGAACCTCCATTTAATCGGTCTGGTGCATCTGTAAATATTCTAATATTTCTACTGCCCATATTAACACCATCATTAAATGCTAATCTAAGTACCTGCCCAGTACTCCATTGAATATTAGTATCATTAATATAAATTCGTAAATCACCACCCGCTTCATTAATAGTGTCCAACCTTAACATATTAGTATAGGATAGTAATTCAGAAAATACTTCTGGTGTTGCTACATTAAGATTTAGTGGATTAGTAGTACTAATTTCTATATCATTTAAATCAAAATAGCTCATTAGCGTATATTCTTGTGTACGTAATGATAAAGTAATTTGATTAGGAATGGTTTTATCAACAGTAATACCAGTACCTTGGCGAACTACATCAGTATTATATTGTAGGGTTTGAGAAACATTACCGTTGGCTAAATCTTGTATTTCATCTGCATTTTTAGCAATCAAATCTAATAAAGTAGCACCATCTGCAAATGCTAAATTAGCTTGTTCTAACTGCGTTTGTAGATTATCAATTTGAGCCTGTAAAAAAGATGATTCATTAACAGCATTAATTGAATTTTCTAATCCTTGTACTTTTTGTTCTAGTTCTGATATTTCAAGTTGTTGTCTTTGAAAGATCTTTGCAGATTCTTGTAGTTGTGCCGTAGCATCTGAAAAGAGACCCATTGAAAATGTGTTGTAGTCATTAACAATAGTATCAATCCCAGCTGTACCTGGTGAAGCATCAAATCTTAAATTTAATTTAAAGCCATAAGAATTTCCATTTTGTCCAGTAATTCTGTTTGGCTTAAATTTAGGGTATCTTTGAATATAACCACCGTCTGTAGTTGGTGTAATATTATCTAATAATAAAATACCATAAAGGTTTGTAGCAGTATTGGCTTGACTGCTAGTATCGACCATATCATAGTATATAAGCACTGCATTGAACTCAAATGTACCAGATAGATCTGTACCATTAAATTGAGGAATAGTGCTAACCTGTGCGTCCTGGACGATCTGTTGATAGTCGTTAGGATTAAAATCAACTGATATACCGTCTAATCTACTTCGTCTATATGCTACTCCACTAAATCCACCAGGATTATTATAATCTGAAGGATATTTTTTTATATCAATTGAAGTAGGATCAATAAAACTTGTAGGTTCTGTAAAATATGCTTGTAATGTAGTAGCTGGATTGGGTTGGTTCATCCAATCTGCATTTGGATCAGTATAACCACCAGGCCCAGTACCTAATAATTGCTCATCATAATCATAAAATGCATCAATATCTAATCCTTGTGGATGTATAGTAGAACTATTTCTTCCTAAAATAAATTCATCATCACCTTGAATTTTTAATCCAGATTGATAATTTGTATCTTCTATTGAATCAAATAAAATTGTTGGAGTATTACCTACTTCAGTAGGAATATTAATATACAATTCAGTATAAGCTTCTCCTGCTAAATCTACATTATTTACAATATCAATTTCACCAATATACTTAACTACTTTTTGATATTGTACTGTACCTGTAGAATTTTCTGCCTCTTCAACAAATAATGGCCTAGTAACTGAACCAGCTACTTCTAAATTAGTAGCTTCTCTAAATCGTATCGCACCTGTTTCTTTTAGCCATTTAAAAAATACACGTTCTGCTACAGATCTATTGGTAGTATTATCATAGTCAGGATCACTAATAATTAGTTCTTCTAAATTAAGGGCATAATTTTGTAAGCTTTCGGTAAAATTAACATTAGGATCGGCTTTAAGTCCACCATTCCATATCATACCATCAAGCGTATCGAACTGCATAAAGTTCTGCTTACTACTAAATGTATTAAAATCCAACCTATCAAAATCGGGTAAATTAAGAGCTACAAATTTAGAAAATACTAATCTAAGATTTTCATTATTAAGAGTTCGCGATAAATCCCGAGCTGCCGATGAAAAAGTATAAAAAGTACCGCCGTCTGCTTGTGGTGTTCGTATTAATGGAGTAGTCGCCATTTATTACTTTACTTTTTGTAAAAATTTAATAACTGCAGGAATACTCTCTGTCCCAACTATAACTCTATTGATAAAGCCATCATATTTTTGAGTTAGTGTAACATAACCATCGTCATCAGACATTTTGATTTCGTCCTCACCTTTACCAACAGAATCTTTAAGCTTCTCTGTTACCTCATCTTCTTTATCTTCTAATGCTTTAGGTGCATTAAAATATTCATTTAATGATTTAATGTGTTTCATATTACTTTTTTATTATGCACTAATAGTATATCCATCACCACCTACAAGATACCAATCACCATTACCTGTACCATCATCAATACACATAAAATGTGCAGTTTGTCCTTGTGAATCTAAAACAATTGTATTTGCTACTGAGTTATTTAAAATAAATGATGTGTTTGATCCAGCTTGAATTGTAACAGTATTAGCCGTAGCATCACTGTATACAAAAAAGATTTCTTGGCCAATTGAACCTTCAAAAAGTTCTAATACAACCGGGGCAGCATTAGCACCTACTCGTTCAGTAGTATATGTAGGAACTGCAGTTGCTGTACCAATACCATACGGAGATACAACATTAGTATCATTTAATACAGTAGGATCAATATTGTTTCTTACTAAATTTCCTCCGTTTAAACTTACATTACCATTATTTACATCTACATTTGTTAATATATCAAAAGTAGCTGCATTAATATCTAATAGTACAGTGTTTAAACCAACTCGTAATGATTCAGTTCTTACATCATTAAGATTGGTTATAGTACCTGCTGTTGGGTTGAAATAATTTTCTATAGCATTAATTTCCCCAGCAAGGATACTAAAGTTGTCATTTATAACAAGCCTTGATCCAGATAAAGAATCAGTGCCTAAAATTTCTGTAACGGTGATTGCCATTTTTTTAGCTTATTTTATTATGTATTAGACTATAACTAACATGTTTCGAGACTTGGTATACACATTGCCATTACTATCAGTTAACTCTAATGCAATCTCGTAGCGACCTAAATCTTTAAACAAGTATGTTAAGTATTTACTATCAAAGTATATATCACTGTCCGAATCATCTATATTTGTAATTCTCCATTTACCTTTGTCTTTACCTGCAATTTGACATTTATCATATACAAACATTGCCCATGTCATTCTCGGTAATACTTTACCATCATTAATAAATTTGGCAGTATTCCAGGTTGGATTACAATTACGGTGTTGACCTTCTCTAAATATAATACTATCACATCCAGTTCCAGTATAAGGATCTCCAGTTGATCCAGTTGCACCAGTTAAAGGACTTGCACAAATGCGGTTACCATTGACATCAACAACATCTACATCTTGAAAATCTCCATAGCTTCCAGTATATTTTGCTACAGCTTGCACATAAATTTGTTGCTCTGTAGAATTTAATACTAAATTATAAATATATTTACTTATTATAGGTTCGGTACTCAGATTTAATTGAGTAACTGCATCTCTAAGTGTAAGTGGATCTAATCCAAAGAAATGCCTTCCTATGTCTCCGTTATCATCTACGATCTGCAAATAAGTATTAGGCACAACTTCAGCAAATTGAAAAAATGCTGGAGTATCTCCACTTAAACAAGTCATATCCCACCATAAATGATAAGTATCATTCCAATCACCCTTTTCTAAATTATCCCAATAATAAGGTCCATTAAAACTAATTTCACCATTATCCTGAAAATTCATTAAAGTAAAATCAGGAGTTGCACCAATTCCAAAATTATTTAGAATAGCATTTACCATATCTAGTGATTCATAAAGGCTAGGTGTTTCTTCATCCCATGTAGTTGAGGGTTCAATAGGTAAATCCCAGAAAGCACCATAATCTTTCCATAAGAACTTACCTTCACTAGACCAAGAATAATCTAATTTTCTTGATTGATACCATCCACTAAATTCAACTTCTTTAGGTTCAACACAAATATAATCTTGCTTTACTTTAGATGAAATATTATTGTATAAATCAAATAATTTAATTTCAACTGTGTAATTTCCTATATAAGGAAGTACTAAAGGTAATTGATTTAAATCTGCAACAGGACCGCTAATAGTATAATAATATTCAGGTGATTCATTATCTGCTTCTTTGTAAATTGTCCATTCTATTTCCTGAAAATTACCTTGCAAAATACTATCCCATGTATATAAATTTGGACCTGGTAATTGTTCTTCTCTAAATTGTGCATTACTCCATGGTTGAAATCTATCTACTTCATCAACCAATCTATTAGGAGTTTCTCCATAAAATCGTATAGTTGGTCCTGATGGAGTAGTTTCTTGTGTAATATCCCAAATAAGCCACGGGTCAATAAGACTAGTTCTTAAAGCTTGGGCTTGTGTGTATAAAGAATCTCGTACCGTTGTTGCTGTATCACCAGCTAATACTGTATGGCTTATAAAAGTTCCGGTAACTGGATCGGTCAATGTAAATATATCACCCTCAACTGGATCCACTGGTTCAAAATCTATATTATAATAAACACCTCCGCCATCTAGATCTATCCATGTTGAATTAATATCGTTCCATGTTAATTGGCCAAAGCTTGTGTTTTCTAATAATAAAGGGGCACCAATAGGTATACCTGGTTGATCTGGGAGTCTATTAGAAGATCGTCCTGGTATATGTTCTAATGTGTTAATATTAGGAGCATATCTACTAAAATATGCTAAATAAAAATCTGCAAGCTGTGCTATTGTCCATGTATCACCATCGAGTGGAGCGCCGAGCTGACCATACGGATCCGGACCTACTGGAGGCAATGGTATTGATTCACCAGTATTATATGGACCCAATACTAAATTTTGACCAGGATAACCAGGAATCGGACAAATATAACTGTTACCAACAAGACTAAATCCAACCCTAGCACAAGGTGTAATAAGTTTAGCTAAATCCCTTAAGTCCTGTAAATTTATACATTCTCCTGGAACTGATTTAAAATCTGCATCAATACCTGCGACAATTACATTTTTATTATTACGACTTATTGTATTAGTAATTTCGTTTAGTCCAAAAAAATCTGCTTCACCTACAATATCTTTAATATGTGCATTGAGTGGTAAAAATTCTTTTTCTAATTTTTGCTTTAACCCAAATAATTTTATTAGTACTTCTTTTAATGTAAAATCACTTGTTTCTTCAGTAAGCGGAATATCATCTATACCAAATTGATCTGGTTTTATCTGGTTTATACGATATATTAAACTAAATAAACTAGTTTTACGATATTTTTTATTAGGTAATGTTATTGAATCACCATTCCAATTTACAACAGATGGATCAAATGCACTAACAGGATTACTCTGTACATATTTTCCAAAATTTGGGCTAGCTGAATCTACATTTTTCCAAAATTCTTTAATTTGTAAATTATTATATCCAAAAAATTTAATGCTATTGACCAAGCCTTTATATGATCCTATAAAAGTATAGATATTCTGCCCCTCTAGCATCATCTCTTTTCTTTTATTATTAACGGCTAGCCAATCCGGTAATATTTCATTAACATCAGTGTCTCTAAATACTAAACTATCATTAGCTAATACGCTATAGCCCATATTTTGAGTCATGACTTGTAAACGCTCATCTTCAGCTATAGTTTCACCTACTACTAATAATTCTGCTACAATTGTATTAGTACATGTATCTCTAATAATTAAAGTACGCTTATACGTATTTTCATCTTTAGAATTAATTGCAAAATCTATTTGAAGTGCAGCAGATGTAATAATATTCGTTGTTATAAGACCATCTGTACCGACTATTTGGTCAGGATCAGAATCTAAAACATATTCTATTTCATCATAAATTTCTATTGGGGGACCATCAGGCTCTCTTACTAATGCAGACTGAACACCACTTACGTATTCTTTATTAAATGTAAATAAAAATATTTCAGTAGGTGTTGTGTTTTTCCATTCAGCCAACCAGCCACATCCACCAGTTCCTGGTGTTGATGTAGAATTATTACCCGAATCCAATCCATGTGGATAACCAAATGTTTTAGTATTAGTACTAGAATCAATAAATTCTTGAAGAACAAAAATTTGACCTACTTCAAAAAGTAAGGTAGATACTTGTGGTAAATAAATTGTACCATTCCACATATCTTGATTAGCATCGTAATCAAAATTATAGTTTTTACCATTCTTATCAAAAAATTGTAAGTATCTCCAGTTCATAAATGTTTAATTTATTTTTTGATACCATTTAGGAACGGCAAAATTATAATACACTTTAATATATTTAACTGCATTAATATAGGCTACCATAATCGGTTGTAAATATTCAATTAAAAATTCCTTTACATTAGGATTAGTAAACATATAAGTAGACATAGTTCTTTTTAATAAGTTAGAACCATAATCATATCCCTGATTCTTTAACTTCCAGCCTTTTTCATATGTTACTCTATAAGGACTGGGAAATCCGACTCTTCTATTTTTCATTATCCAGCTAATGTTTTTCTAGTGGTAGCAGATCCAGCTGCATTTCTACCTGTTGCAATTGTTGTACCTGGTGTTCTTTTTAAACCATCAAATTTAGATTGTTGTGTTCTATTATAAAGATTATCTGCAATAGATTCTTTAAAAAATACGTTTAATGAACAAAGAGCATTATCAGCAGGTACTGCTTCATAAAAATTACCATTTCTATCTTCCCAACCACCTCTAATAATAGCCAATACATCAGGACCTATCAATATATCTCCAAATTCATCTAATCCTAATTGTGGATCTTCGCCTTCAGCTAATAGAATTTTTTTATTTTCTATTAATACTTCTTGATCGGTGGCTGGATCTGTTCCATAAACTGGTACAAAATAATATCCATTTCTAATTGCATTTTCATTTTCTTCAGAAATATAAAATACGTTTACACTGTCAATACCTTCAATTCCTTCTATAATTGCAATAAGGTCAGATCTAGGTATTCTATCTCTACGATTTACATTAAGAAAATATTCATTTAAGCTTTTTCTAATTTGATTACGTATTTCATTCTTATCTGTATTACTATAATATCTAAGTACTACATTTAATACATATTTTTTAATTACAGGATCTTTGATACGTACTTCAGCTGTTACTGCTTGTCTACCGCTTTCATTTAATATTTCATAAACCTGATTTTCCTCTTCACCGGTTAATACAAATTCATTTTCTGGTACATTAAAATAATCAGTATTTGTAGTAAGTTTCTTTTTAATATCAGGAATTAAAAATAAATATATGATATTATCGTCATCTATATAACGATCATCTTTTGTATTATATGCATCGATAAATGAAAAGAAATCATATTTACTTAAATAGTAGATATAATTATTAGGATTAGCTAATACAAAACTTCTACTTGCTCTAGGTGCTATCAATCGAGTAAACGCTGGATCTTCTGTATCACTACCAAAATTAGGATTTCTTACTACATTAACAGATAGCATTTCATTTAAATCAATTTGCTCACCAGATTGATCTGTACCTGGATCTATAAACTTAAAACTAATTGCTTTACCTCCTATATTTCCTGCAGAACCTCTGGTTTTAATATACTCTACTACAATTGTAGAACCAAGAGGTGGTGGATAACCAAATTGAAGATTACCAAAAAATATACTTAATCCACCGTTAACACTACTTTTAATTAGGACTGCTTTTTGTCCTTTATTCATATCATATAATGATTCTAAATTATGATAAAGTTCACCATCTACAGTTACTTTTACTATATCATTATCAGTTGCATCTTTGGTGGTAACATTAAAACTTTGTAATGCTCCGCCAGTACCAGTAAATGTTTGAGTTTCAATATCACCCTGTATTAATTCGACATTAACAAATTGCCTAGTATTTTTTTGTAACCTAATGAAATCACTATCAAAATTGATAAAGTAATCTAATCCGTTATCTTCTATTCTTACTTTAGATAATCTGTTTATTTGAATATAATTACCGTTAACCTGAACTGCCGCACTAGTATTAGGTCTTAAGCCTATTATACCTCTTGCTGAAATACCCCTAGTTGGATCATGTCCAGTTAATAGAGCAAGTCCATATATAGATTCAATATTCCTGGCTCTATATATATTGAGTTCAGTAATAGCTGATTCAATATAATAGAAAATCATTTCACCTAAATTAGCAACTACTGTTAAAATTTGTCCAAACGGCGATGCAGGTGTAAATACTTCCGTAGATTGTTCATATTTACCTTGTAAATATAAAAATGAATCTTGAAAAAGCTCAGTAGCTCGTATTCTGGTCTTACTAAAGAATGACATTTATTACTTTATTTTTTAGAATAGTGCCCCGACTACTTTTTGATCATTAATAAAAATATCTATCAAAGCACCATCTCTTTCTATTGTTTTATAAAAATTAACCCTAGTATCTATTCTATATTTACTATATCCTGGTACACAATAAGTAGCAAGTTGACTATTAATTTCTTTAGCTAAAGCCGATTCATTAAGTACTAATGAAAAAATAAGATCCTCTATATTTGCTCCGAAATTAGCATCTCCTAATACTTCTGTTTTTCTAGTAAACAAAGTATTTTCTATTTTGAGTATAAGTTCAGACAATTCATCATTAACTTCGAGACGAGTAGAATTGTAGTTCGTAGATTTAGGGTCTCGATTATAGATGTCCATCAACATAGAGAAAAATATGGCTTTAGTATATATATTCCCTATCTAAATTGTAAGATTTACTTTTATCCTGTAAAGAAATAATCAACCCCTTCATCGCCTTTAATTTCTTCAACAATAGACGCTAATTCATCTTGACCTTCACTCATTATTAAATCATAATTAATGGTAATATTACCAGGCAAATTATAATTAAAGGTTCCCATTATTCTAGCTAATTGTATTTTAGCTTGAGCTATACAATATCTGATAAATGCTTCTTCTTTAAAAAGGTCACAATCAGGAATAGTAGTAAAGACTTGAAAAATAACAGCATTATCTGGTAATTGTCCTTGGAATCTAAATTTATGAGTTAACCTATTATAAGTATATGAAATTTGTGCTTGTAATACTTGTCTTGCATTATCTAGAAATTTTTCATTAATAACATAATACATTAAATTTTCAGAACCTAGACCTGCTCCAAATGCATCACTATAAATAAATTTATCAATTGCAAAGTCTGGATCACCAGCAGAAAAACTCCATTGTCCGAATCCGCCATCTTCACCCTGGAAGCCTCCAATTTCAAATACATTATTTACAGACCAAACTGTATTAGGCATTTTAATAATACCTCTAGAATTTTCTACATCGGCTTGGTTTAATACTTCATCTCCATTACTAATACTCTTTTTAAAACTGCTTTTAGCAAATGTACCACCCGGTAAACCTAAATACATTTCTTCTACACTATCTTCATAAATTTTATAAAAATATTCTTTGGCACGATTAATCATCCGCACCAGAGCCTTTTTAGGTACTGTAAACGGTATTTGGCATGCAATACTCAGTTCATCATTGATCTCCTTTATTAACTCATCTAGGCAAGCCTGTGAGGCTGGATCGTTACAATCTACTAATGGCATCTTATTTTATTTTTTCTATTTCGATAACTTCAGTTTTATCGAATTGGGCATGTTTAGTAGCCCGTCCTTCTCTAAATATTCCACCTTTCATTTCACCACTAAATACAGTATTTTTACCATATACATAACAGTTTTTAAGTTCTACATTTCTGCTGGTATAACAACTTTCTATTTTAGAATCATTAGCTTCAGTCATTCCAAAAAGATTACATTTAATTAGAGAAGAGTTTATTATATTGCACTGAAACAAATCACATTCTATAATATTACCTTGAATTTCACATTCTACTAAATCAATATTCTGTACTAAAAAACAAGGATTTAATTTTGCATTCTTTACTTGTATTCTACCTTGATCACTATCATAATTAACCAAACCCTCCTTCATATCAGCCTTTGTCAATAATTGAAAAAGAGCCTCTCTAATTCTGGGGTAATACATTTTTACAATTTGAGTAGCTGTTTGTAAATCAACCATAAGTTTTATCTTAGGGAATAATTTAGTAAAATTTTCTAATGATTTATATGCTTTAATTACACCCTTATGTAAATCTAAAAGACGGTCTAACTCTTTTTCTTCTTTTTTACTGTATACTGGATTATCTAAAGTATAATAAAGAGAAACTATAAAATGATCCATTAATTTTAAAATTTCTGGATATTTATTTTCATAATCTTTACCTCCTACGTATCTAAATTCTATATAATTTTTTGGAATTTTAGTAAAATTAACACCATAATATTTGTCGTTAACAAATTGATAGTTTTTCCAATCTAATTTTCCAGGTGATCTTTGAGTCATGCCATTAATCGGCATAACAAATTTAATTGATTTTGAATATACTGAATCTTTACGATCAGGAAAAAGTTTGAATATAGCATCTTCATCAAAGCTCAATACAAATTTTCCAATATCTAATTTTTTCATGTCAAATTTAGGACCTAACTTTTCCAAATCAAATGCTAAATTAATATGAATTGATGATCGATCATTAGTATATCCATTTTCTTTAATCCATCTTAAAGTTTTAGCTAAAATAAGTTTAGCTTCAGGATATTTCATTGGACCTGTAACTAATTCAATCATTCCAGTACCACCAGAATTATCAGGTTCTAATTTATATGTATTTTCAGTTGGAACAAACTCACTATGTGCCTTTTCTTCAATTCTAATTTTTTTAGATAATGTCCTAGTCAGGCTTTCTTTAGTTTTATCTAAATCTAAATTTGAAAAAAATTCAAATTCAAAGCCTACCTTTGACCAATGAATTGCGTTAAGCTGTTGATTAGAATACACCGAGTACAGTTTTTTATATATATCTAAGTATAAAAAAAGGGACCTGATAAAGTCCCTTAGTTTTTAATTTATTTAATCCAATCTTGATATGCACATTCAAAAGCTTCAATATATTCAATACCTTGCTTTATAAATTCTTCTGCAGTAGATTTTACTTCGTATCTTAATCCATAGCCATCTGCTTCTTTTAGAATTAATTCGATTAATTCGACATGTTCATAATCTATTTGTGTAAGGTTGCTCATTTTAATGCTAAGCTTATGCGTTGTTCTAATGGTGAAATACTACGTACTCTAATATCAACTAGCTGATCTACATTTAGATTTTCATCTTGTAAAGTGCTTACATGTATAAGTCCTACTATACCATCTTCTAGTTCTACGAATGCACCATACTTGGTTATTTTAATGACTTTACCAGTATGGGCACTCATTGGAAGATATTTTTCTTCAGCCCCATCCCATGGATTATATACCGGACCTGTTTGTGTAAGCGTAATTTTTTTATCATGAATAATATCCTTTACCCAAAAATCTACTTCAGTACCAGGTTTAATTTTATTATTTTTATAATCTTCATCTAATTCTACTAGATTTTCTTTGGGTATCATACCAGTTAAACATTCATCAAATTCAACAAATATACCAAATTTAGTAGTCCCTGTTACATAACCAGTAATTTTTTCTTTTAGATTTGCTCGTCTTTCCCTTACTTTGTGGGGTAATATTGTTTTTAGATATTCTCTATGCGAAACTACTACAGTTTCTTTATCTTTTAAATAATTAATAGGCATAAACAATAATTCTTTACCAACAGGTGCATCAAAATCCCATAATTTATTCATTCCTGCTAAAGATCCTGGCATGAAGCATTTAACTCCACTTAAATCTACCCAATATCCACCGTGTATCAATTCCTTTACTATTCCGGTAAAGGCAACAGTTGTATCTCCAATCGAATTAACAATTTCTTGTTCTTTCATATCATCAATTGCATCTGATATAGAAGCTATAACTTGGCCTTCCCCTTGTTTTTTATATTTGACATCTACTTCCATGCCAACTTCAAGTTCATCTACAACATTTTTCTTTTCGCTACCCAGTTGGCAATATCCGGTGTATTTTCCACCCATATCAATTAGAGCAGTTTCACCTTCCATACTTATAACAGTACCCTTTCCTAATTTAGTTCCTTTTTGTTCTTGTGCCTTTGTAATTTTTGAATTATCGACAGTAAGCCCATAAAAATCAAGCATGTCAAGTGTGTAAGGTTCTTTGGAAATTATCTTAGTACCTTTCGGCACCATAACTTTGACTGTTTTAGTTGAAAATGGATCTTGTTCGTCAAGCAAAATCGTGATCTCTTGTTCGATCATTAAATTTTTAATTAAAAGTGATTATGTATTATATATCATTAAGTATAAAAGGTTTATTACAAATTTATGTAAGACCAACCCATGGAAATATATACGGTATAGGTGGTGCTCCTGGTGCTGTACCTATCCAAATACCGCTAACTTGTGCCAAGTGAGATACAAATGCAATATTTAAAGCAGATGCCACTAATGATGCACCATCAATTGAAGTTATAGCAGGTTGACCTGCCTTAAATGCAGCACTAATAGAACTAGCTAATGAAGAGGGCTCACCGGGAAATAATACAGTATTAGTTGTACCTAGTAATCCGCCTGGAGCAGGAGGCATTGGAGCAAACTGTACACCAGTCCAATATGTAATTATAGAACTAGCAGCAGGCATCCATATAGTATCAGGTATAACACCTTCTTTGATATTAAATGCCGCATTAAAAGATGCTAAAAATCCAGCTTGAATCCCACCAGGTCCTGGTAATGTTAATGGTAAACTTCCTGGGACTAAAGTAGGACTTATAAGTTGAGCATCAGTATGATATAATGTAGCGATTGTTTGAGCAGCAATTTCAGCACTAGCGGAATTATTAGCGGCAAGAAATGCAGTCATTGATGGCTGAAATGTTAATCCCCAAGGCATTAGTCAGTAGTATTAACTTGGCTTAACGCCGGGTCCATTGGTATAACTGGTATACCACTAGGGCCAACTGGTGTTGGGTGTGTATGATTATTATAAAGATCTTTGAAGGTATCTCCTTTAATTATAGATTCTGCTGCAGTTGTTCCTAATTTTATTTGCGGTGCATCAATATGTGCTTCAGAACTAGCACTAATAATTGCATTAACACAATTAACTTCTAAATCAGAATCAGCATTAATAGTTACTGTTCCAGAATGAGTAAATGATATATTACCATCATTACTCATAACAATACTATCACCATTTGGATTATTAATTTCAACTGAATTATCAGGCTTAACAGTAAATATGGTCGATCCTTCTCCTGTAGCATAATCTATAGTAAATCCAGACTCTTCTGTAAAAAATACTTTAATGCCTTCACCTTCTCTATCGTTACTTACATCACCATTATTATCAATTGATTGTCCAAATGCGGTATCATAAATTAATACATGTGCATTTTGATAAGATTCCTGAATTTCTTCTTTTACTTCATCCGATATGTATACTGCATGATGATACATAGGAGAATATAAATTTCCATTATCAAAAGATATTTCTACAATTGTACCTAACTTAGGTGGATCAAAAGTACTACCACCAGAATTACTTCCACCGGTAATTGAATTAGCAGGTCTAGCCCATGGTAATTTATCAGTAGGTAAAATAAATTCGCTATTAGAATCTTCAATATCTACTCGCTGATCCATTTTACCAAATACACGAATCCGACATCTTCCTTCAAATTCAGGATCTTCGTTATCTTCGACTGTACCTAACCATTGAGTGCCTACTAAATTATCTTGATTAAATTGCTTAGCTGTAATTTTCATTGATGTATATTCCTAGATTCTAATGGAGGAGGACCAGATGGTCCAGCTCCAAATACCTTAGTTGGTGTGAATGGTTTAGTATCAGCTCCATCAAAATTAGTTGGCTTATTAGCAGCAGGTTGTATTTTATCTGTAGGTATTGAATTTTTTAAAGGTGCTGGTGTTGGCAATATATTATCTGCTAATTGTATAGGTGGTGTATTAAATTGATTACCAGAACCACTCAACCCGCCAATAGCTGCATTTACACCAGCAGCTCCTGAATTTTGTAAAATATTAGTAATTTCATTTTGTACTCCACCGTGAATATTACCAAAAAGTAAACCTTGGGCTTCACTTAAAACTGCACGTTCTGCAGCTTGAGCAGCCGACTGTAATGCCTGTTGTGCAATTTGAGAACCTTGATCTTTTGCAAAATTAACTATTTCATTACCAAATGTACTTTTTTGATTTCTACTATCTAGCAATTCTTTATTATATCCTGCGAATTGAGAATCCACAATTATATTAGAATATGACCATTTAACAGAAGTACTAGCCACTTCACCACCAGCATTAGAAATACTATCAAATACCTTTCCACATTCTTCAGCTTGCCACATACAATCAGTAAATCTAAATTTAACAAATGATGCATTTTCACCAATTACATTAGCGGCATTATCATTATTACCTAATTTATTATTTGATATTAGTCCTAAATAATTAAGAGTTTTCTTAAACTGCCTAATTTCAGTTACTTTAACATCTACATCAAAATACATTAAATTTTTAGGTAATATAAATCTTTTATATCTAGAATCATAAACAGCTAATTTATAAAGGCTAAATAATCCTGTTAATTTTAAATCTACTGCTTCTAAACAAGCTATAGTGATACCTTCACCATCTTTGGAACCAACATAAGGATCCGGTCCCATTGAAGCTAACGATGTCCAAGCTTCTGATAAACCAGTTATAGATTGCCAATAATACGGTCTCTTTGCATTAATTTGTCTAATACCCTGTATGAATGCTTTAAGATAACCTGCCCTTGCTTGTTCTCCTATTTTTTCTAAATAACCAACAGCGGATGATGAACCTTGTACCGATGAATTTGCCGAATCACTCCTATTAGTAAATGAAGAATTTTCATTAGTCGCTCCATTAAAAAGAGGACTTGTAATATCAAATACTAATTGAAATCCTAAATAAGTAGGATCATCAAGATCAGTTACACCATTACCTGATGAAATTGGTTTTTTACTGGTATTAATAAATCTTTTTCTTATTACAGCATAATCACTAGGACTAAATCCTACGGCAGAACCTATTGAGTTTACGCCAGGGATCTGACCAAGATTATCTCCAAAACTTCCGGCTAAATTAGTTAAAGGCATAAGTTCTTTCTTTTATTTATTAAGATGAAGGTTTAAACACTCTTCGTTGCAGATAAAGTTTCATTTTCATAGGAGCAGGTACTACTTGTATCCATTCAATACCATTGATAACATAAAATCCTGATAAAAATTCATTTAGTATACCATTATTAACTTCTACATTACTTGCCGGATCACGCTTTACTGCATCGCTTGGTGGCTGACTATCACCTTCGGTTGCTGCATTTAATTGCTGTTTAACTGGATCGGCATATTCGTATACTCTACAATATATTCTACTGTATCTTAACATAGCAGGATTAACAGTATCTAATTCTACTACCATTCCCATTTTATTAATTTCAGTAAGATTTTGATAATTTAGTACAACACTATACATAAATTGATCATGTACATTTTCACTTTGTTGCCCTAAATATTTAAATCTAACTTGATTATCTAGAGGACCTTCTGGTTCTCCATTTATTATTCTTCCCTTTGTTGCTGGTATCATATCAGGCACATCTTCTACTAAAGGATCTACAAATTCACTAATAAATGTTCGTTCAGTTTGATCCCAAAATTGAGCATATCTTTTATACCCATTATTTTTAGTAATTAGACCTGATTCATTTACCATTTGGTGTTTAGCCATATAATTAGCTGATCCTTCAAATTTTACATCATTTGTTAAAAAATAAGGAAAGTCATTTACTTCACCACTACCAATGCCATAACTATCCATTGAATTTCTAGAAAATCCCTGTGATTCATCCATTTCTGGATCTTGTACAAATAATTTATTAACATCAATAAATGTTAGGTAATAATAAGGATCAATATAAGCAGTAAAAAAATGATCATCATCAAAATAACTATTAGCTACAATATCTTGTATATACTTATCAACTGTATCATTAGGATTAATCCACGTCATTTCATCCGCAGTATCTTCAACATTACTAGCATAACCTAATCCTAAATTATCTGCTATTTCTAATAATGCATTCCAGCTAGTACTAGTATGATATTCAACTCGCTCCGTAAAAAGATCAGGCACAAACATGCGTCCCTCTACTGCAAATCTAGTTATTCTACCATCACCACCAGAAACTGGATATATGTCAATAATCGTAAAATCAATACGAATAGGTTTAAATGTAGTTTCATCACCTTGTGACCTTATATACAATTGTAATAAATCACCATCTTTTGGAAAAAATCTAGCCATGAAGCTAGTATCATTATCCTTAAATATAACTTTAAGTGTTGGATAAAACCCTGTATTTTTTAATTTAAAGGTTACTAAATTTTCGGGGTTAACTTCATATTGTGTATTAATTCTAATTAATGGAGTAATATTATATATTTTAGAAGTACCTATTTGTGTATTAGGTGTTGTTGAACCTGGAGTGCCACTTTCAGCATCAGCAATCATTAATTTGTCTAATCCAATAGTAGGATCTAATACAGTAAGTATACTACGATCTAAATTGCTTGCCATTATTTTCTAGTAGGTAAATTTGTACCAAGCTCAATAGTGCCATTTTTCAAAGTTTTTGCATTCTGACCTTGCTGTAGCACATTTGGAGGTAACGGAGAATTAACACCAGATTTTTTATTTTTACCCTTTTCTGCTAATCTCTGAACTCTAGATTGATCTTTTTTGCTTTGTCTATTTGCATTTACATATTGAGCTTGTACTTGATTAGGTCTAGTTGCTGTTTCCGGCCTAAAATAAACTTCATCTGAATTTCTAGTTAAATTAGGTATAATTAATAAATCCCCTTCTTCTACTGAAAACGGATTAGAAATATTGTTTAATACACAAATAGCATCTATATTTTGACCACTACCAAAATACTTATTGGAAACCAGGTCGATACGACCAGCTTGATCTTGCGTTACATAATGTATAGCTTTGATACCAAATTCTGCATTATATTCAAAAGATGGCGCAGTTAGATCTAAATACTCTTCGTTAGTTTTTTGATCTATAAGTATATTTTTAAGTGCTAGTGATCTAATATCCATTTTTAAGAATCTATAATTAAGCTTGCTAAATTAGAAATATATTCTTCGCTTTTCTCGGTAGCTGCGATTGCTCCGGTTTTTAAATTATCAATTAAATTGTCTTCTAATTGTTCTAATGATGCACCCCTAGCTGGAGCGGGTATAGTACCACTTTCAGAAAATCCTTGATTACCTTGTGTACCTTGAAAATTATTATTACCAGCTTTTACATTACCATAAGTTTGTACATCAATTCCTGCCAAATTAAGTATATCAGCACCGCTTGCCGCCGATGTATAAATACGACCTTGTCCGGCATTAAACATATTTTCAATATCACCTTTATCACGTGGTTTACCGTGCTTCATATTAATTTCGAATTTAACTTCCATTGGAAAATCATCATAACCTAAACCATCTCCCATTGTCATTGTAGCACCGTCACAATACATATTTCCCATAGTAGCAATAGGATTTAATGGATTACCCAAAGTTACATGCCAATTGCCAGTAGGCTCAGCACTGATAAAAGTACGTTGAGCA